TGTACGGAAACAACATCATCTCTGGTGCTGTTATTCCTTCGTCCAATGCTATTGGACTTCACTTCTACCCCATCTGGGAAGCTGCTTCCCTAGATGAGTGGCTCTACAACGGTGGTCCTTTCCAACTCGTGGTGTTCCACTTCCTGATTGGAATCTATGCCTATATGGGTCGTGAGTGGGAACTCTCCTACCGCTTGGGTATGCGCCCCTGGATCTGTGTTGCTTACTCTGCACCTGTTGCAGCAGCATCTGCTGTATTCCTGGTCTATCCTTTTGGTCAAGGTTCTTTCTCTGATGCAATGCCTCTTGGCATCTCTGGTACTTTCAACTACATGCTTGTCTTCCAAGCAGAGCACAACATCCTGATGCACCCCTTCCACATGCTGGGAGTTGCTGGTGTCTTTGGTGGTTCACTGTTCTCTGCTATGCACGGTTCTCTGGTTACTTCCTCACTGGTTCGTGAAACCACTGAGAATGAGTCACAGAACTATGGTTACAAGTTTGGTCAAGAAGAAGAGACCTATAACATTGTTGCTGCTCATGGATACTTCGGTCGTCTGATCTTCCAGTATGCATCGTTCAACAATTCCCGTTCACTTCACTTCTTCCTGGCAGCATGGCCTGTTGTCGGTATCTGGTTCACTGCTCTTGGTGTTAGCACCATGGCATTCAACCTGAACGGTTTCAACTTCAACCAGTCCATCATCGACTCTCAGGGTCGTGTGGTTAACACCTGGGCAGATGTTCTCAACCGTGCTGGTCTTGGGATGGAGGTAATGCACGAGCGCAATGCTCACAACTTCCCTCTTGACCTTGCTGCTGCTGAGTCCACTCCTGTTGCACTTACCGCACCTGCTATCGGTTGATACTCGTAATCTTAATAAAAGACATTTATTAGGAAAACAACTAAGGGGACTTCGGTCCCCTATTTTTTTCTCTTAGTTTGTATTAAGATATGATAAGTTCGCAAACACCATACAAACTGGCTGAGATTATTCAAGATACTTGGCCTCAACTATTTTACTTAAAGGAGGTAAAAAAAATTGGTAGCATCAACACTTCAACAACCAAAGAGGGGATGGTTCGATGTCCTTGATGACTGGCTTAAACGAGATCGCTTTGTCTTTGTGGGTTGGTCTGGACTCCTTCTTTTTCCCACTGCTTATCTTGCAATTGGTGGCTGGCTTACTGGCACGACGTTTGTTACAAGCTGGTATACCCACGGATTGGCGTCTTCCTACCTTGAAGGTGCTAATTTTCTTACGGCAGCAGTGTCAAGTCCTGCTGACGCTATGGGTCATTCTCTTCTTCTACTTTGGGGTCCTGAGTCTCAAGGAGATTTTGTCCGCTGGCTCCAACTTGGGGGACTCTGGACTTTTGTGGCGCTCCACGGAGCCTTCGCTCTTATAGGTTTTATGCTCAGGCAATTTGAACTAGCACGTCTCATCGGAATCCGTCCCTACAATGCGATTGCTTTTTCGGGTCCTATTGCCGTATTTGTTAGTGTATTCCTCATCTACCCTCTTGGGCAGTCCAGTTGGTTCTTTGCGCCATCGTTTGGAGTTGCAGCGATCTTTAGATTTCTTCTATTCCTACAAGGCTTCCACAACTGGACGCTTAATCCATTTCATATGATGGGTGTAGCAGGCATCCTTGGTGGAGCACTGCTCTCTGCAATTCACGGTGTTACCGTAGAAAATACTTTGTATGAAGATGGCGATCAGGCAAATACTTTTAAGGCATTTGACTCCACACAGGAGGAAGAAACTTATTCAATGGTTACTGCCAATAGATTCTGGTCTCAGATCTTTGGCATTGCGTTCAGCAATAAACGCTGGTTGCATTTCTTTATGCTTTTTGTACCAGTTATGGGTCTTTGGACTTCTTCTATCGGTATCATTGGTCTGGCACTTAATTTGCGTGCGTATGACTTTGTTTCACAAGAGATTCGAGCAGCAGAAGATCCAGAGTTTGAAACCTTCTACACTAAGAACATTCTATTGAATGAAGGTCTCAGAAACTGGTTGGCACCAGTCGATCAACCTCATGAGAACTTTGTATTTCCTGAAGAAGTGTTGCCAAGAGGCAATGCCCTTTGACAAACCCTATATAATACGTTACACTGGGAGGGCAACCTCCCTTTTTTTATTGGAGAAAAATGACTTTTAACATCACTCTTCGTTCTTCTGATGGTACAGAAAACACTATTGAATGCGCAGAAGATCAATACATCCTTGAGGCAGCAGAAGAAGCAGGTGTTGACCTTCCTTACTCATGTAAAGCAGGTGCTTGCTCATCTTGTGCTGGAAAACTCATCTCTGGTACCGTAGACAACAGTGAGCAGTCCTTCCTTGATGATGACCAGATCGATGCAGGTTTCATTCTGACTTGTGTTGCTTATCCTACGTCTGACTGTGTTATCATCACAGAGCAAGAGGATAACCTGTGAGTTCCGCAATGCTTGGGCAATTGGCAATTGCCCTTCAAGAATTAAATTGGGATTCTCAAGACGAGATTGTAGTGGAGATTGGAGGCACTCAAGTATCTGGTATTGATGTAGGTGAAAACTACAATGTGAAGTGGCAATCTCCTATTGGCACTCGCAAGTACAATAAAGATGCTTTTATTGTGATCAAGAATAAAACTCGTGATCCCTTTGAACCCTCTAACCCCAATCCAGATCTAAAGGGACATCACGAAAAATAAATAACTAACTCAATGGCAAAATTTCCTTTTAAGCATGTTGTCCTAGAGGACAGAAAAGAAGTGTGGATCAAGGGTGGTTATCCTGGTGTTATGGCTGTTGCTAAACTGATGGATAAGTACTACCCTGATTACAGACCCATGTTAGCAAAGAGTGAATTCCTTGATGATCTTAAGAGAGATCCAAGTATTAGAGACCAATTAAACATCTAACCTTACTACTATGACCTTTACTGTTTACTCAAAAGATGGTTGTCCTTTTTGCACAAAGGTTGAAAGGGTTTTACAACTAGCAGAACTCAAGTATGTGGTGTATAAATTAGGTTCAGATTTTACTAAGAATGAATTCTATCAAGAATTTGGTAAAGGTTCTACCTTTCCAAAAGTTGTGATGGATGATAAAATACTTGGTGGATGTACAGAAACTGTTAAATACCTGAAAGAAAATAATCTTGTCTGATGGATAATTTCGAACTCTATGATGTTATAGAGCATACAATTGATTTTGCCTTTGAGGGAAAATATATGCTCAATATGTATGAATATCTAAAAAATAATAAAGCTACCAAGAGGGAAGTTCGAGAATTCATTGAGAGCACTACAGCTCAAGAACTCAATAGTTTGATAATGGATCTTGAAGACTATCTTGAGGGTGGTTCTGATGAGATGCATAAACAACTCAGAGAGGGGTATGGTCATCTGGGGAAACCAGAGGCAAGAAAAATAAAAAATTATCTGTATAGCATACTTGAAGATGCTTGGAAGTATGAGCAAGAAAGAAAACCAGGAAGAAAGAAAAAGACCTCTAAATAAAGAAGATAGCAAATCTCTTAGGTTAAACCGAGGAGTAGAATTGCTTTTAAGAAATAAAAAGAGGAGGGAACCTAAACCAAAGACTTTCCAAGTGAAGTTTGGTAAGATTGTCTCCTTCTTCTCAAGAGAAGTGGATGTATTCTTCCAATTCCATTTGGACTTTAGAAAGAAAAGTTCTCAAGGGGAGGAGTAAAATGTTAGCAGTCACCCTTACACTGTCCACTGTAATCTCAATCATGTTTCTCTTAGTTGGAGGAGTGATTGGATACTTGCTCAAAGAATATGTGATTGAAAGAAACTCAACTTTCATTCCTACACATCCTGAAATGTTTGATGAAAATGGACAAATCATACCAGATGAAATTCTGGCAGTAAGATTTGAAAATAATTTTGACACATTTGAGGATGACGAATAAATAACCAAACCTGAATTGATTAACCATGTCTACATCAAAAACTACACTCCCACCCAACCCTTTCATGCATGAAATTTTGGAGTTGGCAAGTAAAGCAAGGAGTAATGATAAGAAGGCTGAAGTCCTCAAAGAGTATGAGAATGATGCTATCAAGGCATTGATGATTTGGAACTTTGATGACACAGTGATCAGCGTGGTTCCTGAAGGTCAGGTGCCTTATAAAAAGAATGAGGCACCCCTTGGGACTGATCATACTTCTCTCAGAAAAGAATGGAAGAACCTCTACCACTTTGTAAAAGGTGGAAATGATACTCTTTCTAATATTCGTAGAGAGACCATGTTCATTCAAATGCTGGAAGGTCTTCATCCCAATGAAGCAGAGATTATCTGTTTGGTGAAGGATAAATCTCTCCAAACCAAATATAAAATCAGTCAAGCAGTAGTTGAGAAGGCTTACCCTGATATCAAATGGGGCGGTAGGTCTTGAGTAATATCAGAATTATCCATCAGAAATGTGATCTAGAAGTATCTAATTCCAGAGATCTTCCATATGACAGTTATGTTGTAACCTATATGGAAGATGGTCAGGTCTGTTATGACATAGTACAGGCTAGAAAACAATTAGATATTTTTGATCACTACTGGGATAAGTATAGAAATGATTTCAAACCACCTTGGTATCAGTCTGAAGGTAGGATTAATCCAAAATTATGGAGTCCAAAAAAATGAGTGAAGGTTTTGTTGACAATGTAGAGTTTGAACTTCCCCAAGAAGATATCAAAAAACTTCTAAAGTCATATAAAAAAATTAAGAAGTATCAGAAGTCCAGTTTGTTTGCTATTAAAACCATGGATGGTACAGAAAATATTGTATCCAAAATGATTCAAGAGGCATCAGAAGAGGGATTCTAAAATAAATAATACAGCAAGGGGTTGGTATGCTTTCTACTCAATACAGACTGCGTTTAGAGTCCATCTGTAAGAAGATAGCAAATAAGGAAGAGGTGAATCTTGAAGATATGATTTGGGCAGAGAAACTTGCCAAGTCATATACAACTGCAAGAGACTGGTTGAACAAAGCAAGACGCCAATCTTCTGGAGATATTCAAGAGGGAAGCATGGATGATTTTATGAATAGGATGGGATTAGGAGACCCTGACCCATCCAATCATAGTACGGGGTTCAAATCTGCAGATGAAATTGTAGATTGGTTTAAAGAAGAAAGACCT